CGCGTAGTGCTGTTACCGCACGAGTCTGTGCAGCATTTTTCAATGCTGTATAGCCCGCCAGATTCGGATCATCGGCAATTTCTAAAGCCAAAGATTGCGCGCTTGTCGTTGTTGGGATTTGGCTGTCATAGTCTTGCTCTAAGAAAGAGTAAGTCTGATATTGCGGCTCACCACCGGAACTTGTGCAGCCCATGATTTGTGTGATCTGTGTCCAAGTGTTGATCTTGCGGATCGTGCCTGTGCCAGAGCCAACAGGAAACAAAACTGTTGAAGTTGTGTCGAAGCCTTCCAGTGTTACTGTCGTGCCTGACACTGCACTCAAGCGGAAAACACGATTATTTGCGCGTGACCAGCCAGAAGTGAATTCAACATAATCATTGATTGCCAATGTGTTTGTAACTGTCAAGACAGCCGCAGATGCATTGGTTGCCGCTGTAACTGTCAAAGCGGAGGCGTAAGCCGTGGCAAGTGCCAAGACAATACCGTTAGGTAGAGAAACTGCCATTTTAATTTTCCTTTCAAGGAATAAAAAAAGCCACCCGAATGGATGGCTTGTGTTGCGCCCGAAAGGGCAGACGAAAAAAAAGCCCACGTTTTACGGTGAGCTTCGCTACTTCAATTTTTTGCTATGACCAGAAGGAAAAATCCTGCATTGCGCCTCTAGCCTTGGTTACTTCGTCATACGTGGCGATTGAGCCGCCTTCGATCTTTCCGTACAGTGGGCTAGTCACCATTAAGTCCTCAATCTGTCGCATCAGTGTTGCCGCTTCGCTTCTTGTTGCGCTCCAAACATTGATTTGGAATCGTGCGTTCTTTTTATTCGAGGATTCCGCGCCAAGAAAATTGACTGCTTGACCGCCTTTTTGTTGATAAGTGATGAATGGTTTTGCTGTGCCTTCTGGTGCTACATCGGGATAAACGCGATTACTCACCAGCGAAGCCAGCTTCGTGTATAAATCAGCCTCAATCATTTTTTATCTCTTCGATTTTTTCAGCGAGTCGCGCTCTTGCTGCTGCCATGGCCTGCACAATCTTTGCGTCATAAGTCGGAACAATGAACGGATAAGCAGGTGCGCGGATCGTTCCGTATTCCAACAGGTGCCAATGCGGAGCCTTGCGTTTGTTCACGCCGACCGAATAGACTTGCTTTCCGTCCTGCGATAATTTTTCGTTGTGGTACTGATAGATCGAGTTTTTCAGATTGCCTGTTTCGCCCACTGGCACACGAATCTGCATTTCTTCATAAAGAACTTTTGATGCTGCGTAAGCCGCTGGACGAATCGCCTGCTCTTGTATGTCTTTGGCGAATTGTTCTAAATTCTTTTGCAGTGATGATGTGTCAAATTTGATGTCAATCATTTGACCACCTCGCAGACTAAATCAACGTGATCGCGTTTTGCCTCATCTGGCAAAACTGCTTTAATTTGGTACGTGATGCTGTTGTAGCTAACCCGCATTGCTGCGGTAATGTCTTGACGGTATCGAATACGAATTGATGCCTTCGACACACTTACCTCTGCGTCAGCTTTGACCGATTCAACGCCATTCAAGAAACGGATATTTGCCCAAGTTGTCGCGAATGTTGACCACGTTTCGACAGGCTGCCCGATAGAGTCAACGCTTGAGCCTATGCTTTGAATCGTGATCTTGCGGTTCAATTGGCCTGCGTTCATAGTGCATAAACCTTGTAACGGTCTAACATGCGATCAGCGATGCCGAGCGAATAGGTTTGTCTATCCCCTTCCAGCTCACGACTAGCGAACAAAGCGCCAACGCATAACTTAATCCAAGCAATAATTGGTGCCGGAATACTTGCTGCATCAGCGTAGCCAGTCGAAAATATTACCTGCACACTTTCCGCTTGTTCTCTTACCTCAGGCCATGACTGACCGTAAGCAAGTTGCACCGATGCTTCGTAGTCACTACCTAAGACAGTTTGATAAACGCTAGAATCGAGCGTTGTCAAAGTGCCTGACGTATTGAAATACTTCACGGAATCCACAACCGTGACCGTTGGCATCTTCAAAGCCAAATCATCGAAAGAATCAGTCATCAATTGCCACTTTTGCGGCATGATTGCGCGACCCATGATGTGCTCTGCGCTTGCCGTAGCCGCATCGATCAAGGCATTAATCAATGATTCCTCAACACCTGCATCTGTGCGCAAGTGTTCCTGCATCGCTGCGAGAGTTACCGGCTTTAATGTTGGTGCTGTGTGGAGACGTAATGCCATCGTTATTCCTTGGCTGCTTTTGTTTTCTTAGCTTCTGCTGCCCATCCTTCGGAAGTGGCAACCGCAATCATTTCTTGATCTTCAACTTCGACTTCTTGGCCTTCTGTATATTCAACAGGATTGCAGCCACCGTGCCAGTAAGTGAAAGTCTTTTTGATATTCAGTTTCATTTCATGCCCCAATAAAAAAGGCTCCCAACTTGAGAGCCTTTTTCGGTTTTCGGATAATTAAGACGCTGCGATCTTCAACAACTTGATTGCTTGCGTATTGCGCAATTTTCCGCCTACGCGCTTGCGAACGTAGAACTTAACGAAGCCAGGTGTAGTGATTTCATCGCGAGTAATACGCATGCCAACGCGATCCGTAATCAAATAACCTTCTTTAAAGTCACCGAAAGCCAACGAGAACGCACCAGCACCAACCGCAGGCATATCTTCCGCCTCAGTGATGCCGTAGCCCATGAATGTCGCAGGCTGGCCAGCAGTCAAAGCTGGCTGCCACAAATATTGGTTTTGGCTGTCTTTGTATTTACGCAAAGCGGCTAATACCAATTTTGATGTGACGAACTGAGCGTTTGCACGATAGCGCGCTCGCAATGAGTAGATCAAATCGTAGAAAATATCCGCAGATGTTGGTAATGCGGCTGCTTGACCGGATGCGATGTATTGCAATGTACCAAATGCACGGGCTGAATCTGCTGTTGTTACTGGAGTTGGCCCCGCCAAGAAACCTGTAGGCTTTTTAGTGCCGTTACCAGATACGAAAGCAACGCCCTCACCTTGTGCGATTGCTTCAGCCGCTGAATTAATCAACCAATCTTCAACGTTGAAAAACAAATCATCTAAAGATTCTTCAGACGCTTGCGGCTTAGCAGATGCCATGCCGAAAGTTGGCGCAACTTCTGCCAAGTCTGGTGTATTTGTTTGGTTGCGTGTGTCAGTTTCACCGACCCATTCAAAGCCAGCACCGTTAATATCAAACAGTTCTTTATAGTCAGTGCTGCCGACTGTACGAACTGTTGCAATCTGGCGGATAGGTGAAAAATCTACGCTCAAACGTTGAATTTGGCGCTCGATGATTTCAGGCAATGCGAAGCCACCAGCAGAACCAGTTGAAGTCACTGTCTGGGCAGAGCGAGTTTCGCGACCATCAGCCTTAGATTTTGCTTCCAACGCTTTAGCAGCAGAAGCCGCTTTTTGCTGGCGCTCATGATCAGAAGGCGAACGCATCCAATCCAAGAAGGCATGGCGATATTCAACCGCTTCGCGAGTTTCGCCGCCCTGCTTTTCTTCCGAAAAAACACCCGGACGAGAAAGTTTAGTTTCCATTTTTTCCAAGCGGCTTTTTTGATCGCTCAGCGAGTCAATTGCTGCGTCCATCTTCGCCAATTTAGCGTCGAAGTCAGCAGTAGAATTGCCTGACTTAATCGCTTCCAAGCGCGCATCATTTGTCTTTTTGTACTCATCAAAAGCATTGCCGATTTTTTCCAAAGAGTCTGCCACGCCTTTAATGCTTACTTCTTCGCGTTTTTCGTATGCGACAGCAAAGCCAATCGCTGTAAACATTGCCAATTTTGCGCGGAATGCGCTGTAGTGCTTATCAATCGTTTTCATAATTTTCCTTATTTGGATGTGAGGGAAGTGAGCAGCTTGGTCGCTGCCTTCATTGCCACGGCGGTCGAATCAACAGAATCTCTCCGTACTTCTCCCATCCGCATGACTCTTGACACAAAGGCCGTTGAGTCTGATTTGCTAAAGCCTGCATCGCGCAGGATTCTTTCAGCATCTTTTGGCGTTGCCATTTCGTCAGACGATTTGACATTGGTAACGCGAGCTTTTTGATTTGCTGGGAAAGTCACTACTGACACTTCCCATAAATCGATTTCTTTTAATTGACGAACATCGTGACCGTCAATCGTTGAGTAATCCCAAGACTTAGAGACAAAGCCAATAGAAAGCCCATTCAACGCGCCAATCTTCAAGAGTGCGTGAGCTTCTTTGCCCTTCGTTGTGTTGAGCTCTAACTTGCCCTTGATGCGCAAGCCATTAGAGTCCTCAACCATTTCAGTCCAGATTCCGATTGGCTCATCTGCATCATGCTGCCAGAGCATCGCCGGCATAGTGCCTGCTGCTTTATGCTCTTTCAGGCTTTGCGTGAATGCGCCTTTGATAATCACATCGTCGTAATTATCACGAACACCAAACACAGAGCCGTAGCCTTCTATCGCCCCATCTTCGCCTGTAGATTTAATCTGCAATGCAAAAGATCGAGTTTCGCGGCCGCTTAATCCGTCTTTTTTTTCAAATTTCTTCATTTTTTCCCTCATACTTTCAAGAGCAATAATTCATTGCGTCTCTTATTCTTTTTCTTTGGCGCATAAGAAAAAAGCGGCCTATAGCCGCTTAACCAATTTGCACCGCCAGAAGGCCCATTGACCGGAGGATCAACAGGAGGCTCTACTACCGGAGCCCATAAAAGAGAGCGAAATAAAAGAAGCATTAGATCGCCCTGCTAATCTTCACTTTGACTTGTCCCGCTGCGACTGCTGTTGTGTCAGTGTGGACAGCCGCACCCGTAATGGCGATGCCAAGACCTAAAGCGAACCTGTAACCGTGGAAGCCGATGTTAGGATTTGCGACACCTGGCACACCTGAAACAGCAGCAGGAACCGGAATAATCATTTCAGGTATATCAGTGCCGACCGTTGGCGCTGTTGCTTTGTTATATAGCTTGATGTAAGCAACAGTTGCGCCCTCGTTCGTAGCGTAAAACGAGGAAACATTGCTGGTGCCTGTAATAATCAATGCGCCGTTTGTTGTGGCTGCACTGTTCAAAAAATATGGTGTGGCAGGAACCACGGGATTAATTGTCCCTGCCGTGACCGTAGCTGTAACCGTCCCTGATACTGGTTGAGTCGGAATAATTGGAGTGTAAGTAGTCTGCGCACCCCAAACATTTAGCGTTGTCGTTCCTGCTGTTGTTGCTGTTGTTAATCGAAGTCGGCAATATCTAGCCATGACATTAGTTGCACGAAGGACAGCCGCATTAAATGTTGTCGATGTTGCGCCTGCCTCTGATAATAGAGTTGCTGTAATTGGCTGCGCAAAGTCTGCTGTATTTGACCATTGAGCTGTTACAACGCCAGCCGTGCCCATGCTATTGCATTGGATCATCAGGCTTCTAATCTGTGAGCAGTCCAAGACAATCAAATCAGTATTGATCGCAATTACACCAGCCTGAGTAAATGAGAACTGCTGCAAAGGAACTGCCGATGCGACCACCTTTTCAGCATCAGACATCACGCCAATTTCTAATTTATTGTGGTTCTTGCCTGTGACGTAATCAACCACCACCGTAGTAGTAGATGCTGGAGCTGATGCGCCATTGATACACGTTACACTTGCTTCCATTTCGTCATGTTGTGACGGAATAGCGCGTGTATGCTCAGCGACTAAAACGCCGTTAATGAAGAATCTGCATGACTCCGTCAATTGCTCAATGCGATAGTCAAGAAGTGCGGCAGTATTCAGCCCAAACGGAATAGTCACCGTGGTTGTTTCTGTCTCTGCCGCGCTTGGCGTTGTTGTTGGATTGCGCCCACTCTCACAAACTAATGTTGTGTTTGTTGTTCCGTCTAGCTTAAATCGAGCAAACCATCTGTCTGAGGTAGTGAAAGCCTCTGTCATGCCGATTCTAAAAGTCTGATTTGCAATACGCTGACTGAAACTCAATCGAGCGCGAAAAATCAATGGCGCAAAGTCCATATCACGAACAATGCGCGTGATTGCGTTGATTGTCGTGCCTGTTGTCATCGTACACTGACCACTAGCAACCGATATTGCACCGCCAGAACCAGTCACAGGGCGAACCAAAGCACGAGAAGCCGCGCCACTTGACCCGCCAACATAGGAAGTTCGTAATGTGATCTGTGTGTCACTGTCAACACTTGCAATGCCGACCCAAGCACTTTCAGCGTCAGCATTTAACTTGAAGTAGTCTTTGTAGTGCACATCGGCAGCAAGAAAGCCCGATCCTGTAACAATATCGCCTGCAACTGCGACTGAGCCAATAGAAACCGCCAAAGACGTGTTTGCAAAATTAACTCGAAATGTACCTTCGTCAGTTGTAACAGCACCGCGAGTAATCAATGCGCCCGATGGATCCACGTGCAAAGGTAGATTGCCAGTATCAGTGGCTCCACTATAAGCAGGCCAGTATTCAGCACCAGCAGCGAACAACGCGCTAGGCATTTGGTCGACAACTGGAATGCTTGCACCATCGCCACCAAGATCAAATTTGACGATCTGATACTTTACGCCACCGACATCATCAGCAGCAGCAATATCGCCGCCAGTGCCAGGATTCAATTGAACATTGTCAGCCATTACGCGCCACCCTCATAAGTTGTCACTGTGCGTGTAATTTCGTCGTTTTCATCGCGCTCAACTGTTTGAATAGCCTTGACTGGATGCGTGTTGTTGACGATTACTTGAGCCGCTGGCACGTTTGCTTCCATCGTCACATTCGGAGCCTCTACATTGACCGTCACTTGTGGCGCTGGCTGATCTGGCATATTGATAGTAATCGGCATTTCAGAGCCTATTGATTTGATATGTTCTGCGTGCGTCTTGGTCATTTCAAGCAATGCCGCAGATAAATGCTTTTCGATTTCTGCCGTCTGTAAATTCAATACTGTTGGCTGTGCCGTTTGGCGGGTCGCCAAAGAATCAAGCTTGCGCTCTAAATCACTGAAACTTTTCTGCTGCTGATCTGTTGCCGCCTGATCTGCGCCTTGAGCCATGTTCAATGGAGTCAAAGGATCATCCAAACCGTCGAGCGGGTCTTTTCCTTCTTCGTCACGAATCTCATTGCGCGTATAAATTCCCATTTCAGCCATTGTTCTAGCCCATTGCGCACGGTCTTTCATGGAACCAGCACGCATGTAGCGAGTATCAAACTCTGCGAAAAGTGGCCCTGAACCATCAAGCAATGTTTCATCGAGTCTTTGCGTCCATGCACGATGCCAAGGCGCAAGGCAATGGATCAAATGAGCCGCAAAAAACGCCTCAGAGCTTGCAAATGTACTTGTCTTGTCGCTGTGACCAATCATGATAGGAAACACGCCGTAACCTCGGCAAACTTCCTCAATCTGCAATCTGCGGGTCTCTACATGCTGCGCGTCAACACCATTCATCGACGTGCTTAACCACTTTGCGCCGCGATCCAAAACAAGCGGGTCGCCAGTATTTGCAACGCCTGTTTTTTTCTTGATCCATGCGGTTAAACGCTCATGCTGCTCGGGGTTTAATGTTCCATCGACTGAATAAGTGCCGCTTGGACGTAAGCCGTTCGCATGCATTGCCGCTTGGCTTTGTTCTGTTGCAATCGCCAAGCCAATAGCTGAACGCGCAAGGGCAACCGCATCCATGCTTGTCGCCCAATCCCACTGCGCACCGCGAATGATGAAAACATCATCAGGCTTGAACTCACCAATTAAACCAAACTCATCATAACAACGATAGCGAATCTCATAACGTGAGATTTTTTGCATTGTCCATTGGTCAGGAGCAACCGGAATTAACTCACGAACGCGCCCATTTTCACCGCGAACCTTGATTGATAAGCCAGTGCCAGTCAATGCAGCATGAATCGTCATCAAACGCCGCCATTCAAAGGACGTTTGCCACTCATTAGCACGGCGATTTAATAGGCGATACTCAGGGATATTGATTGCTTTTTTGCGCGTTACTCGCTCACCGTCTTTGATTTCTCGATAAACATGTAAAGGAGGCGTAGCGCAACCATCGGCAATAACTTTCACGCATGCCAATACAGTCGAAACCTGCAACGCTGTCTTTTCATTGACCGAAACGCCAGCTATTTTTACGCCACCAGAACCGCCAATTAAATCAGCTATCTGGTCGTAACTTAGCTCAGCAGCTTTTCGCCCGAGAATACGATCAAGAAATTTCAATTTTAATTATCCCAAAATGAACCGCCAGACCCTTCAGGGTTTAGCGATAACAATGTGATTGCGTTGAACAAGGCCATAAGCGGATCGATCTTTGCCGACCCTGACACCTGTTTTGTAATATTGACCGCGTTACCCTGCGGAATAACCTTTGCATTGCCAACGCACCAAGCCATAAGGCCAGTGCCGCCATGCCATAAAATCTTTTCGGCAAGCTTTCGCTCTGCTGTTTTAATAGCACCAGCCATTTTCCAGCCCTGCGAAATGCCTATAATTTTCTCTGCCGGTATGCCTTCTTCCGCCAGTGCGTCAAGAATGCCGCCTAAGCCGTGCGGGTCGACTCCGATTTTGTCTAACTTGCCTGATTGCTCAACCATGCCGCAAATTTCCGCGACCGCTTCAACGTCTTGACCGACTATAGAAATGATCGTTACATCGCCTTCTTTTTGGAAGTCGTAAAGCTTCGATACTTCGGACTTCCTGCGCTCTAAAACAGATTCATGAGCCCAAGCATGTGACCATGTGAGCCAGCGCCTTGTTTCTTTTTCTCTGCCTGCAACCGTTAAGCCTAGCAAGTCGTCAAGACCGCCACCGTCAATACCTATGTCGATTACTTCGCACCGCTGAATTAGTGATTCAAGCGTGATCTTGTTGTCTGCTTGTTGCTGCCAGAAATCGGCACCTGCCCAACGATCCGAACGCAGATTCATGCCGATTTCGACATTCAAATGCTTGGCTAAGAACTGTTGAAATGCTCCGTCCTGCTTTGTCTTATTCTTCCTGAACTGATCTTCTAGCCATTCATTGCTAACAGATCGCCCTAAATTCGGGTTCGTGATGTAGAAGTTTTCAGGCTTTTCATAAGCCTTCGACTTGATCATCGATTCGGGAAACTCATAGAGAACAGGTAAAGACTTTCTATCCTCGATTTTTCCGTCACGCACATCACGGAAATACTGCAATTTTTCTTTGAAAACACCTGCTGGTGGTTCATCGCTCTGTGTAGTCAGGTAAATTACCCAGCCTTCATTACGCGATACCTGACCGCCTAGCGCTTCCATAAACATCGATTCAGCATTTGACCGCTTGCCGAATAACCAATGCTCATCAACCAGGACGCGGCCTGATTTTTTACCTGATACCGTGTCAGTATCAGCCGCAACCACTTTCAAAGTTGCCTTAGTGACTCTGTGCGTGATCGTTCTAATGTGATCCTGCACCTGAAACAATGCCGCCAATTCTTCATCAGCGCGTATCATTCCCGCCGCTGGTTTAAACGCGTTGTCTGCAACTTCTTTTGTAGGCGAGAGAATCAAATGCTCCTCATCTTCACGCCAGCACAGAATGACCGCAGTGAGCATGATTCCCGCTGCGATTGTGGACTTGGTATTTTTTTTGGAAATCAGCAAGTAAAACTCGCGTATCAGTTGATTTCCTGTTTCTGCGTCATACGCTCCGAAGATCGCAGACACAAAGTCAAACACCCATTGATCAGAGCATTCGCCAAGTTTCGGTCTGCCGGGTAAATCACTTACGCGCAGCTCCTTGAAGATCGCCAATGCTTGTTCGGCCTGATCTTCAAATATCGGCTTGGGAATAATCGACTCATGATTGATTAGGCGTTTTTCCCAATCAATACAGGATGTTGACCATTCCATCTAAACCTTCTTGCCATTGGCAGCGATAAGTTTCGGTGGCGCACTAGGCGAAAATCTGCCCTTCGTTACCTCGCCTGCTGACTGCTGTTTAATTTCTTTCTTTCCAAGCTCAACGTCTTTTGCTTCTTTCCAGCCAGCCCGAGTCTTTAGCCAAAAGATTGCAGCAATAACATTCGGCTTGTCTTTATCAGTCGCCTGCTTATATAAGCTTTGCGCCACTTGCGCATTGGCTTGAATAAATCCAACCTTTAACTCTGCCGAAAAATACTTCCGCATTGTTGGCTCGGATATACCAACCACCGCCGCAATATCCTCAGAAGTAACGCCCATGCCAGAAAGCATCTTTACTTGCGCACGATCTTTTTCTGTTGGCTTGTATGCTGGCCTGCCCATGCTTTACTCTTTAATTGCTTTATTACTGTCTAGCTCAACATCAGCAAATGTCGCGCCTGTTGCAGCATGCGTAGCCTGCTTACCTGTAAATTCTTGCCAGCGACGAACGATCACATCTACATACTTTGGATCAAGCTCCATCAGGCGGGCTTCTCGTCCTGTTTTCTCGCATGCAATCAACGTCGATCCGCTTCCGCCGAACACATCAAGCACGGTGTCGCCGCCCTTGCTGCTGTTGCCCAAGGCTTGTTCGATCAGTTCGACTGGCTTTTGCGTTGGGTGAACGTACTTTCCTGTCGCGCCACGGCTCAAACTCCAAACATCAGACTGCGCCTTGTCGCCGTACCATGCGCCGCCCTTGCAGTAGAAAATAAACTCATGCTGCGGCCTGTAATTGGAATTCCCAAGACCTATAGACTTCTTGTCCCACACGATGCAGGCAGATGCTTTAAGACCACACTCTTCCATTGCAGCCTCAAACTCGCTATAGGTGCGCCAAGGGAAGCAGACGTAAGTCGCGGAGCCGGATTTGCTCAAGGCAACCGCCGAAGCCAGTGCGTCACGCACAAGCGCGATCAGGTCGTCGCCCTTCTTGTCGTCGCCAAGGATCATTCCATGCGCTTTCACGAGCGCACCTTTTGGGGTTGAACCTGCGACCGCCCCCCCCCATAGCTCATGCCATACGGAGGGTCGGTAAACACCATGTCAGCCTTGCCGCCAGCCATCAGCGTCTCAACCGCATCAATGCTAGTCGAATCTCCGCACATCAATCTGTGCTTACCTAGCAGCCAAACATCGCCCAACTTGCTGATTGGATCAGGCTGCACTTCTGGCACAAAGTCCTCATCGGTCAAACCTGGTGCGATTTCTTCAGGCGTTAATGCTGCAATTTCATCGTCACTAAAACCAGTCAATGCTAGGTCATAGCCAAGCTCGCCAAGTTCTGAAAATTCAACGCGCAGCATTTCATCATCCCATCCAGCATTCAGTGCTAGTTTATTGTCAGCGATAATGTAAGCACGCTTCTGCGCATCCGTAAGGCCAGCAAGCTCGATGCATGGAGCCTCGGTAAAGCCCAATTTACGAGCAGCTAATACGCGACCATGACCTGCAATGATCCCGTTTTCACCATCGATCAAGATAGGATTAGTCCAGCCAAATTCGCGAATGCTGGCTGCAATTTGTGCGACCTGCTCATCACTGTGAGTGCGACTATTCCTTGCGTAAGGGATTAAATCTGCAACCTTGCGCATCATGATTTCGATATTTCTACTCATAAGTCCTTTTTATAGGGGAAATTTTCTGCGAATGAGGTAACAGTCGGTGTCCAGCCCTCTAGACCTCCAGACTTTGACCTACCCCCCCATCACATCTTGCCTAGTCGCGTTCTCTGTTCCTGCTTAGTCTTCGCTGCATGGCAGTCATGACAAAGCGGCTGAAGGTTCGTCTCGCTATTACTTCCACCCTGTTCAAGCGGCGTAACGTGATCAACCTCAGTAGCCGCAGCAACCTTGCACAACACACACATGCAATCAGCGCCAAGCAATACAGTCTCGCGCTTACGTTGCCATGATCTGCCGCGCTCACGTGGTGTTGTGCCTGCCTTAGTAGCAAGTACACTAACGCGACCAAGTGAAGCGGCTGATAGTCTTGTCTTAAGTGTCGTGATTGCCATAGTTCAAACGCAAACGAAAGACTCGATCACTTAGACCGATTCGCCAATCAAGGCTGTTGTATCTTGCTTGCGAAACCTACAAATAAAAAAAGCCCACCGAAGTGAGCTATAAACTACCGATTAAGGTAGAGGAGTTTTCTAGGCTAATTGATCCGTTAAGCGCTTGCCACACGCAACTATAGTCGGCTATACCAGCGACCGCGAACCTCGCAATCCTTAACTGGCCTGAATGTGAAAAAGCCCCGATTCAATTAAGAGCCGAGGCTTTGTATCCTTTAGTGCGCAAAACTCAACACTAGCGAAAACATGGTACAACTTGTGACACAGCACATCAACATCTATTTTGTGTCACAAAGTGTTGTTTTCTATCTGCAATAGTTGAGTGTCAATTCCACATACGTCACGCCTGTTGGAATAAATTCAGCATTGCGATCGGACGCTCTATGTATTTTGGTCGTCTCATGTTTATCCTGCTTCTTCACTTCGAATAGTGCTATCTTACCCTTCTCTATTCCATCCGCTAATTCTCGCAGCATAGAAACTGTTGATTCGTTCATAGTATTCCCTTTCGTTTAATTTCCATACATACAATGAGCCAAATTCTCATGCATGAAAGCTAGTCGTTGCGAATAGCGCTCACGTGTGAGATTTAGCAGTTGCGCCTTGGTCTTCTGTGGGCGCTTGTCTTTGTATTCCAGTGTTACCACTGCAACGAATACCGGTGCAAAGCTGTGAAGGTGATTCATTAGGCGCTGCACCTCATCAGGCAATTCATCGGCAACATATGTATCTGTACTACGATTCGCTTGCACTCGCTCATTCAAGAAGTGCGATTGCTTTGGATAACCTAAGTTCGGTCGATCCTGCGTTAGTGCCGCCCAAAATCTCAGGTCGTCTTTGATTCGGTCTATTGGTGATTGTGTCATTCTTTCTCCTTATAGTTCGCGCACTTCTTACCGTGCTTAGTTCCCTTGCTGCAAATCTTGATAACCTTGTCGAATACCTGCTCTGTCCGTTGATATATGCAGCCTTGGCATGTCACAGACTCGCGCTTGATCATCTGCTCTAGCGGGTCTTTGTAGCGGCCTTGTGGGTAGATGGTCATATCTCGCCCTATATTTTTACGGTAACGATTACGCCTAATAAATGGGAAAATTCGCCAGCCATGAACGCAAATCTTCTTGAACTTAGGTCGATGTCAGAAACACGAAAGCCTGTTCTTTGCTCGTAGTCAGTGACTAACAGGTTGATTTGCTGCTCAAGCTTTAGGCGCTCATCCTTTATTCTTTGGTACTCGGTTGCTTCGCTCATTGCATGCCTCCAAACTTGAGAACACACACCCAAACAAAGAAGGCAATCGCCATTAGCAAGCCAAACACATCAGCACCGATTTCAACCTCTTCTTTTCTTGGATGCTTTCCAATTACTCGCCCGCTTCTCACTAACAATCCAACAATCCCAAGCCAAAACACCACCGTCAAATAAGTATCAATGCCCATAATTCACCTCAAGAAATAGTTTTAAAATTGCCGCCATTCGGATAAGCCTCTTTGCATCTGCTCATCGCAATGTCCATCGCTCTATTGTCACGCTTGGGCTTTTCCATCGTGTGAAGCATCGGCCTAGTAGCGATCCGCGCCTTATCAACTTCAGATTCAAAGTACCAAGCTCTATCACGGCCTTCGATGACACTTTTTATCGGCAAGGCATCACAAGCTCGATTGATTGCCGTTGTTGTGGCTTTGAATATTCTTGCCAACTGATAGACTTTGTATTTCTTGTTGCTGTTGTTCTGTAGTAGCTCTAATACTTGCGCTTCTAATTCGCTCATGGCTGCACCTCGCGCCATGATGTGAATTCTGCCCACTCTGGCATATCTGCAAAAAACCTAGCCTCTTCTTTATTTCCAACAGCCAAGCCCCAGAAGTGGCCATTCCAATACTGAAAACCAGATCTCCATACATCGCCTTTTGTTTCATATACGCCAGCTTTTGAAGGCTTAGTCCCTGCATCGTTCCATGCGTCAGACTGTGACGCCGGCAGAAATGCCGGATTAGGCAAATGTGGATAACCATCCTCGCGCAAAAGAAGGTTAGGCAATTCGCCCACGCTATCCATTGCCGCTGCTTTTAGTTTGCTTTCGTTCATGCTGTCACCCCTAAAGTTTGCTTATCTCGAAATCTTGGCGCCAATAATGGCGATAGCGGCGGCAATTTTTTCTCTTCTGCCATCTGGTAATAAGCATCGAGATCATCAAGAATTTCTCGATAACTACGATTAATGTCATAAACACCAACCAACGTATTTGCATAAAGATTTACGCGCTTTTCAAATTGCGGCCTGTCTGACTGGCACCCAAATAATTTGCCGCCGATAAAGAAAAAAGCGATCTTTGCTCGCGCCCTGCCATAAATCCGCATCGCCTTTGCTATCGCAACCGACTTATCTTCTGGCGCTCTAAACTGTCCTTTACGTGCCATCACAACTCCTTAAATTTAATTTTTGTATGCTCAATCGCTGCCACGGCTTCATCAACACTAGTCACAACTCGGTAGCAGTCGAACCATAAAAACTTGAAAACTTCCTCTTTGGCTGTTAATGGCTCTTTGCTATCCTTCTTCACTTCTAACCACACCGACATCGTTGGACTAATCCTTACAGACAAGTCGGGAATGCCATTGCCAACACCACTAAAATCTTTTACGTCATAACCTAACTTTCTAAGTCCCTTTCGGATTTCAGAATGGTTTTCATCAGTTCTTCGCGCATACGCCACGTTTAGCCCTCCATGCAAGTCTTTTCTCGATCACTTCTAGCTTGTCCTCTTTGTAATCGCTGCAATGAATATCGCGCTTGATGCTCACAAACTCGAATGCCGGTAATTTCTTGCACCGACTAAAGCCGACCTTTGTCATGCGCTCATCTGCTTTTAGGTCTAGGTTTTGGCATTTGATGCATTCGGTCATGCTGCTTTCCTATGCGAAGCCCAATCAAACACAACAACTTTGCCGCCACCTTCACGCAATCGATCCATAACTCGATCACCGATAAATGCGCCTAGTTCGTTGACGCTCAAATTACTAATCAATAAAGTTGGCTTCATTCGCTCATATCGTCCATTGATGATTTCGAACAAATAAAGCTTTTCTGTCTCGCTTCCAAACTGAACACCGACTTCATCGAGGATCAACAAATCAGGATCGATAAAACTTTGAATTGCTTCGTCTTCTGTCGTTTTTACTTCTCGCGAGTACGTTTCTTTGATTGTCCTAATCGCTTTGATTACCGATACAAAAACAGGCTGCTTTCCTTGCTTGATGATTTCGTTTGCTATACCAATCGCCAAATGTGTTTTGCCAGTTCCAACGCCGCCACAAAAAATTAAACAAGTTCCTTGCTGCACGACATCATCAAAACCAGACGCATAAGCTTTTGATACCTCTAACGCCCTGACTGACTTTGCACATCGCGGAATGTAGCTATCAAGCGTCCTATTCGCGAATCTTTCAGGTATTGCCGCCCTACCTAACCGATCCTTCCAAATTCTTTCTTGGCGCTCTTTTGCGTCTCTTTCGTGTCGATCTTTGGCGTTTTGCTTGTCGGTAATTTCTAGGCATTTATCACAACCTGATTGACCCAACTTCCAAACATACGAAACATATTCACCGTGAATTTCACAAACTTTCTTTATCTGCTCCAGCTTGAATGAAACCCTTTGCGGCATTGCGTCATCGTCAAAAACTTCCATCTGCATTTACCCCTTGTGCGTAGTCTTTATTTTCGAATCCGTTGTGTGCAGATGGTCTTTGTGGCGCCACCTTTGCCTTGGGTGCCATCCAATCAGCTCGGAAGCTACTCCACCCCCTTTCGCAAGCCATCATCAAGGCATCTGAAATACTTATCCCCGCCTTCACCGCCTCCCTTGCAATCCCATCAATCGCGGTCTTGGTTAGCTTTGCTTTTCTCTGCTTCACAAAATCGCTTGCAACTTGAGATTCAGTACCTAACGAAATCAAGAGACCAACTGCATCAAACGTATCGCCAGAACCTTTTTTATCTTTTTTATGATTCATTGATGGTTCTATTGATGGTTCCTTGATGGTTATGGGTGAACATGGTTCGGGGGTGGGGTGAACAATATTCGGGGGTTGGGGTGAACGACGTTCGGGGGTGGGGTGAACGACGTTCTGTGGTGAATGTGGTTCGGGGGTGAACAATGTTCGGAGGTCAATGTAATAAACAGTGCTACGACCATTGCGCATTCCGCGGCTTACCACGCCCATTACTTCAAGATCAGTGATGTGCTTTTGAACAGCTCTATCAGACAGACTGCACTTTTGAGCAAGCATTTGGACTGATGGGTAGCATTCGCCTTGATCATTTGCGTTATCGCACAGAGCCAGCAAAACCATCTTCGTTACCGATGGCAATTCAGACTTCCATACTTGAGTCATTAAAGCGATGCTCATGCAGTCAACCCCAATCTTTTTAAAACTCTGTGAGTCTGCGCAACACCATCTTTAAACTGAGCGATCATCAATTCACGGCTAAAGCCTTCAGGACGTGGCGCGCGACCGTCTAAAACATCGTGGCAAGCTGAGCAACCGAAAGCAGCAGCAGTATCAGGAGACTTCAAGCCCATGCCTTTACCGTCTGCTAATTCGTTTGAATGGCAAAGAACTGTTGTGCTTGTGTCGAAATTGCATATCGGAAAACGCAAGGTGCATTCTTGATTGCGCGCAGCACGGCGAATAGGCGTACTCTTTGCGCGGCTTTTGCGCATTGGTTTAGTGCTACGTTTCATTGGTGAGCGTTTCATGCGTCACCTGCTGGAAACTCAAGCAACACGCCGCGCTCGCGGAAATCAGCCTGCATTGCTTCTGCATACTTACTTAACTGTTCTTTGTTCATCAGCGATGTGACAGGCCAAGAGCGCATTGCGACTAGCTTCTGTTCGTAGCGCAAACCTTTGATAACTTGATCATAAGCATCGCGAAACTCTTCATCTTCCGAGCGCAGAATTGGCACTCCATGATGCAACTTGCAATAGCATTTCCAGCCTAGTGCGCTTTCTTCGCGCAACTCTCTAGCTAATTGTTCGTACCATGCATGCGTTATTGCGTTTTGAGATAGGCTGCGATCTTTGCCAGTCTTGACATTGACGCGCAAAAATTTGAACTCGTTGTATGTGGAACGAATCAAGCCAATGATGTTTTGAAGTGATGTATCACTGTTGATGGTGTATGTAGTCATACCAACCTCAACTGAACAGGAACGATTGATACTGGATGAACAGTCTTGCCGCTGAAATTGCACTTACGAACAGGTGCCGAACGCTCTAAGCGATTAGCTGCGACCAATTCATTAACGCGACCGCTAACAGTAGAAACGTCAATGTTGTCGCCTATTAAGTTTTCGTAAAAGTATTTAATCTCACGCAAAGATAAAGGCTCTTGAGCATGAGCCACGATTGAATAGATCGAATCGCAGACAGTCGCTTTATATGCGTTGCCAATGCCGTGATAGGCATCGATTGAAGTGTCTAGGACTTGAGTTCTCATTGCACACCTCTGCAACGATGGCAAAGTGTGTGCACTGGAGTTTTTGATGCGTTCCAATACTGAGCGATAGAGCGCATCTTTTTGCATGATGTGCAAAAGCGCTGCGCAGATGGCAGGCATTTGTGTGGAATTTGGTTAGCGTGGTGAATGGCATCAACCACGCGAGGCGCTAGGAATATCATGACTGCACCTCGCGCCATTGAATGACCAAATAAAAAGTTTCTTTTATGTCTTTGTATTGAATTGCTTGATCTTTATCACGGCAAGCAAAACCCCAAAATTCACCGTTCCAATATTGAAAAGAATCGCCCAAATTTGTCACTTTGTTGCGCACAGCGTTTTTTACCTCACACAAGCAAGCATGATCTGGCTTAGCGTCTGAATTGTTCCAATTACTCATGGCTGACCACCTTTCAGCAGTGAATCAGCCACTTCGCGAGCAAAGCGCTTTGCGATCGTATGCGCTTGCACCTTTGTTGAATCGTTCTTATTTGCGATCATGTCGCGCTCTGTTATGCGCCAGTTTTTCAGCGCATCAATGGCTTTTTGTGTTGCTTGTTCTGTCATGTGCTTTATTCCTTTCATTGATTCGATTAGCGAATTCATCAAAGCCGTTGGTGGAAACTTGTTCTGCAACGTGACGCCATGGGCAGCTTGTGCACTTGTTTTGGTCGTTCCATTCGCATACACAAGGAACTAACATTTGACCAATCGTTTGCTAGTTCTCTAATTGCGCGGCTTTGAGTGATGTCTTCCTGATCGCACTTAGCTTTGAATGCCAAAAATTCGTCAGGGTTAAACAAACTTTTAATAACTATGTTTCGTGGTGATTTCATGGTGTGCTCCGTGTTGGTTAATTCGTGTTTGGTGCTTCGTTCGTTCGGTGTTAGTTAGCTGTCACATGGGTTTCTCCGGTAGTTCGCTTGCTCTTAAGTTCAGGCCAGATTTTTTGCCAGTCATTTACAAACATCTTTTTTCTAGTTACTAGACCATTTGTTTTTTGCTCAATCAGAACGGCTTTTTCTGGTGAAATTGGCGCTTTGCCTGATGCCATTTGAGATAAGTAAGAAAGTGACACGCCGATTTCTTGCGCAAGGCTTGTAGCCCTTCCTCTTTCCTGATCAATGTAATTTTTCAGATTCATAATTGCCCTTTCGATTGAGTGAAGTTTAGTGTTCATTAAACCTGTTGTCAAGTAAAAGTTTAGTATTTGCTTGTTTAGAATTTACTAAGCAAAATAAACGTATGAAACCTACTGAAATAAGACGAATAAGACTTGCTGAGTGGTTCGAGAATCGTTCGATACCGAATGATGAGAAGAGCTACATATCACAGCTAATTAATGGGAAAGCCTCTTTTGGGGAGAAGGCAGCTCGCCGCCTTGAAACTACCTATGGCATGGGTCTTGCGTACCTAGATCGCTTAGAAATAGAGGCGATGGAAGAAGCAATGCCAACACGCCCAAATGAAATAATAATAAATCAATATAAAGATGTTGCAGGGGCAATGGGAACCGGGCTTATTTTACAAGACCAACCGGGAGAGATTATTAGTATTAGCGTAAGTGAAGAATGGGTAAGAAAGAATGTAAAGTATTGCACCTCAGTGCAAAATTTATGTGTTGTTACAGGCTTCGGTGATTCCATGGTCGGCATGTATAAGCCCGGCGATCCTCTGCTAGTAGATATTGGCGTGAAAACACTTGATTATGATGGCGTGTATTTTTTTAGGATCGGAGACGAGGGTTTTATTAAGACTCTGCAACGAATACCAGGTGTAGGAATCAGGGTAATATCTGAGAACAAGAAATATGAGGCATGGACTATTACAAAGGACATGCAATTTGAAATTCTCGCCAAAGTATTGAAAGCTTGGGAGGGAACTGATTTATAAAAAGGAAGAAGTAAATGAAGAAACTATTATTGGCCGCCTGCTTTGGATTGCTAATTTCTGGCTGTGGCGGTCAAAGCACAGAAGAAAAACTACCAGAAACCTACGCAGTAACATATTCAGTCACCGGAATTAACACTAGCTCAGCATCAATAACATACGAGAATAGCACTGGTGGAACTTCACAAGAAACCGTAAAACTGCCGTGGTCAAAGAGTTTTACATTTAAGCGTGATGCATTTTTATATATCTCAGCTCAGAATCAAAGCAACGCTGGCACCGTTACAGCTTCAATAAAAGCCAACAATACAACCATAAAAACATCAACATCGAACGGCGCTTATGCAATTGCCACTGCTAGCGGGTCATGCTGCTAATAATTACATAATCCAATCTAACCCGCTATATGCGGGTTTTTTTACGCCTATTGTCTTCCTGTAGGGTCTATTGTCTGCCTATTGTCGGTTGACATTTTAATTTTATTCAAGCCAAAGATATTTACACGTAATTGACACGTAAGTTTTACACGTCAACAAATATACCTATTTTTACGACAAAAACACCATTCCGCATCGCACAATAAAAAGTTAAGTAAATACTTAAAATAAGTTAATTATTTACTTGACTCACGGTTTAGTGTTTGCTAAAGTAGATGCATCGAGAAACGCAAAACACCGCGAATCAAGATAAGCCTTCCTGACTTGGTATGAATCCGAAATCGAGCTGTGAACCCACGGATAGGAAGGCACTGAATATCGCGCAATGCTCCGTGCACGTGGCAAAGCAAATCTAGGTTGGTTTCGCGGTTCCAGCCTAACTACTTATCAGCTTTGGCGACGTCGTTGAGTGTTAGCTACTGGCGGCAACATTGATACCAAAGTAACTCGCTGAAAGGAAAACACCCTGCTTTATGGGCGTCAGAGCTGATAAGTGGTTGAGCAACAAGGGAGCTAGTGCCTGAGTAAATAACTAGCTAGTGGTGTCAAGCACTAACCAAGATTGACTCGAAGCTTTGCCGATGATAGCCGAATGACTCACGTAACGAGTCACTACACGCATGAGCATTGGATAGCAACGAATCGGTAAGTGGAATGCGCAAATCCCGCTGCTAGTGCTCAGTCGTGTGGTGAATGCTCAGTGGTGATGAGCACTATATACGGATCGGCACCTTGAGGTCTAGAACGTCGAGAGAATTACCGAAAGCAGGAGATCACTACCTGCCACCACTTCAATTTAACAGTGAGAGAGACATGGAAAAGAAAATCTGCACATTGACAATGCTTCGCTCTGAATTGCGAAATCACATGCTTTGGAGAGATTCCGCTTTGCGCTCAATTATGCGCAATCAAAACGGAACTCTTTCTTACACTTGGTTTTAAGGAGATAGACATGAAAAAAGTAGATGCATTTTACTGGTTCGCCTCAGTTTTTCTAGTCAGCTTTGTTTGCTGGTTCACTGGCGACGATTTAGAAGCACAGATTGCAGCAGAGGAACACGCAAAGCACTCGCTACAACTTGCACAGCGAGAAGCAGCAGAACAGAAGGCTGAGTTTGAATACCTGGCTAAAAAAGCCGAGCGCATGACGGGCTTTGCTGGAGTGACTAGCAAATGAAAAAGTACCGTCCAAGTTTGAAATTTTGGTATCAGGCATATCAAGGCTATCCAAATCCACGGCGCTTAATCAAGGCGCTTGCAGCTAGATTTTTTTGAAGTTTAACCGTTTATTTAGTCCCGAACGAAAGGCTAAAAAATGAACCAAGATACACGCACACACTGGAAAAAATTAACCGATCCGCGCTTTATGGGCGTGTATGCCCTGCCAAATGAAGGCGATGATTTGACAGTGGAAATCACTCACGTTACGCATGAAGAAATCACGATGATGGGCGGTAAGAAAGAGATGCACACGATAGCGCATCTTAAGGGCAATAAGCCGC